ATTGATTGCTGGTAAAGCAGTCGGTGTAAACGGTGTACAAATCGCTAACTATGTTATCGATAATATCGCAGAATATCGTAAAGATTGCGTCGTATTCATCTCCCCAAGATCTTCTGATGTAGTAAATAACGTAAGTGCAGTACCAAATGCTATCACTTTCCGTAATAATCTACGCAGTACTTCTTACGCTGTTCTAGATTCTGGCTACAAGTATCAATACGATCGCTATAACGACGTAAACCGTTACATTCCATTGTGCGGTGACGTTGCTGGTCTGTGTGTACGCACTGACGAAACTCGCGATCCATGGTTCTCACCAGCTGGATTCAACCGTGGTCAAATCAAGAATATCTTGAAATTAGCTTATAATCCAGATAAAGCTCAGCGCGATCTACTTTACAAGAGCAGCATCAACCCAGTAGTTACTTTCCCAGGACAAGGAACTGTTCTATATGGTGACAAGACTCTATTGAGCAAGCCAAGCGCATTCGATCGTATCAACGTTCGTCGTCTGTTCATCGTACTAGAAAAGGCGATTGCTACTTCTGCAAAATACTCGCTATTCGAATTCAACGATGAGTTTACTCGCGCTCAGTTCCGTTCATTGGTCGAGCCATATCTACGTGATATCCAAGGTCGTCGTGGCATCTATGATTTCAAGGTTATTTGTGACACTACAAACAACACTGGTGAAGTCATTGACCGTAACGAGTTCATTGGTGATATCTACATCAAACCTGCTCGCTCAATTAACTTCATCCAATTGAACTTCGTCGCTGTTCGCACTGGCGTTGAGTTCTCTGAAGTTATTGGTCAATTTTAAGGAGAACCAAAATGGCGTTTAATATCAATGAAATGAGAGCAAATTTGCAATTTGACGGTGCACGTCCTTCGTTGTTCGAAGTATTTGTAAATAATCCTATTTCTTCCGTTGGCGATGCAAAGTTTCGTTTTATGGCTAAAGCAACTTCTATTCCAGAATCAACTATTGGAATGATTGAAGTTCCTTATTTCGGTCGTAGAATTAAAGTTGCTGGTGTTCGTCAATATACAGACTGGCAAATTACTATCATCAACGATGAAGACTTCGCGGTACGTCGTTCTCTAGAAGCATGGCACGGTGCAATCAATAGTTCTGAGAGCAATCTAAGAACTGCTGCAAACTATCGTTCTACTGCTACAGTCAATCAGTATGGTAAAGATGGCGACATCATCCGTACTTACTTGATGGAAAACTGCTGGCCAATGCAGATTAGCCCAATCGAATTAGCTTGGGACAATGGCGACGCAATCGAAGAATTTACAGTGACGTGGTCTTACGATTATTGGAATGTTGTAGACGGCATCGTTACAACCTAATAATAGGATTCGAGGAAGCTACTAAATAATTGGTAGCTTCCTTTTCCTGTTGGAGTAAATAATGGCTCAGTTGTTTGGTTTTGAAATCGTAAGAAAGAAAGAAACAGAAGCGAAAGAAAGTCCCGAACGCTTACAAACCTTTGCACCCGAAATTAAAGATGACGGTGCGGTTGTTGTAGCGGAAGGTGGCGTCTTTGGCACATATCTAGACCTTGAAGGTTCGGCTCGTACTGAATCAGATCTAGTTGCTAAGTATCGTGAGATGTCACTTCAACCAGAAGTTGAATCCGCGATCGACGATATTGTAAACGAGTTCGTATCATACGACTCAGATTATAAGTTAGTTGATATCAACCTAGATGACCTAGAGTTTGGTTCAAAAGTAAAAGATAAGATTCGCGAAGAATTTAACAACATAGTTCAATTGTTAGACTTTAATAACATGGGCTATGATATTGTTCGTCGTTGGTATATCGACGGTAGACTATACTACCATACAATCATTGACGTAGAAAATCCACGTCAAGGTATTCAAGAAATTCGCTACATCGATCCGCGTAAGATCCGTAAGATCCGCGAAGTAAAGCGAATGCGCAAAAACTCGCAAGCTACAACGCTTGGTCAGGCTGTTACTACTCTGGAAACAAAACAAGAATACTTCATGTATTCTGAGAAAGGTTTTTCTGGCGGAACACGCGCTGGCGTAAGCACAACAAGCTATCAACCGTCGGCTGCAGGCTCGACTGGTATCCGTATTGCTACTGATTCTATCATTCACGTGACCTCTGGTCTAATGGATGCTACTAATCAAATGGTACTTTCGTATCTACATAAAGCAATCAAACCACTTAACCAACTACGCACCCTAGAAGACGCAACGGTAATCTATCGTATTTCGCGTGCTCCAGAACGTCGTATTTTCTATATCGATGTCGGCAATCTACCAAAGATTAAAGCAGAACAATATCTGCGCGACATGATGGTTCGTCACAAGAACCGTCTGGTGTATGATGCTACTACTGGTGACATCCGCGACGACCGTAAGTTTATGACGATGCTAGAAGACTTCTGGCTTCCACGCCGTGAAGGTGGCAAGGGTACAGAAATCACTACGCTTCCTGGTGGTCAGAACCTCGGCGAAATCGATGATGTTCTATACTTCCAAAAGAAGATGTATAAGTCGCTAGGTGTTCCAGTTTCACGTATTGAAAACGAGGGTGGATTTAACCTTGGTCGTGCTGCTGAGATTACTCGTGACGAATTGAAGTTCGGTAAGTTTATCGACCGTATGCGTATGCGCTTTTCGACTCTGTTCAAAGAAGCACTAAAGAAACAACTGATTCTTAAAGGTGTTATCACAGAAGAAGAATCAGCCAATCTGTTTAACAAGATTCGCTTTGACTTCATGCGCGATAGCTACTTTACAGAACTGAAAGAAGCAGAAATGTTGACAAATCGTCTGAACATAATGCAGCTGGTAGATCCATATATCGGTAAATACTATTCTCACGAATATGTCCGTACCAAGGTTCTACGTCAGAGCGAAGAAGAAATGGATCAGATTGATAAGCAGATGGGCGAAGAGCATCAGGCTAATATCAAACTGCAACAAGCATTAATCGACGCTGGTCAAGATCCAAATGCACCTCCTGGCGGTGCAGAAGACCCGCAGCAAGATGGTCAACCACCACAATAATAAGTTGAATGATTTACTAAATATAGTGTTACTTTAATAAAGGAAACTCCCATGAGAGACATCAAAGAATTAATTTATGCAGCGGTCGAAGAGAATGCAGTCAAGTTCCAAGAACTTGTCAATGCTCAGCTTCAAGTCCGCGCATACGATGCAATCGAAGCCCTACGTCCTGAAGTTGGCGCTTCTATGTTTGGCGAAGAAAACGAAAAAAAGTCTGAAGTCGACGAAGAGCTGAAGGGCAGCCAGCACAAAATCGACAAAAATAAGAATGGTAAAATTGATGCCCATGATTTCAAACTTCTGCGTGACAAAGTCAGAACTAAAGGTAATAAAAATACCTTTGAAGAAGTCGAAGAATTAGACGAACTGAGCAAGAAAACTCTAGGTTCATATGTCAAGAAATCAGCAAGCGATCACGGCGCGCGATCACATGCGCTGGGACACTCTCAAGGTATGGATGATGCTGGATCAGAATTTGATGATCAAGATCAAGAAGACGAAGATCAAAAAGAAAGAGAAGACAATTTTAGAAAATCTAAAAATAGAAAAGCTGGCATCGACCGCGCTGTCAAAAAATTAACCAAAGAAGAAGTCGAACTAGACGAAGTAGCAATGCCACAAAACCAAGCTGACTGGCAAGCACTAATCACTCATCAAATCAAAACAGCTGGCCACCCAGTTGCAACTGATGCTCAGTTCCGCGCCACACATGGCAAAGACACTAGCAAAATTGCAAGCCAAGAGCCACCTGAAGATAAGATGAATTATGCAGCTGCTCAAGGCGGAACAGTAAAACAATGAAATCGTTTTCTGAATTCATGACCGAAGCTGCATTCTTGATGCGCAAGACAGGCGAAAACCTAGTCACGCAAAAGAACAAGTCAGGTCGCGCAGGATTTCCTGGCGGATTCGGCAAGCATGAGAAAATTGAAGTCGGCGGTGAGTTGGGTTCTAGCAATCCGACTCGTCATGCTAAAGCATTTGGCGGTTTGAAGAAGTTGATGCGTGATAGAGTTCCAGCGAAAGATGCTGTGAAACATATTTCTAAGCATGTCGACCACAAACCACTAAATGACGAGATCGAAGCAATCGCAAAAGATAGACCAGATACAGATGTGCGCAATGTTATCAAGCACCATCTGCGTAAAGCTGGCATGAAAAACACACACTTGCTGTAAGGAACTAATATGTCAATCTATATCAATCAAGTAAGAGGAAAGCTAGTAGCTAGGGTTGGTTCTGGTGAAACAGAAACTATTCAGCTTGCAACCGCTAACGCGCATGCAAACGAAACAGTCACCTCTATGACTATTAGCAAAATTATCTGGTCAGGTAATACTACTATTTCTCGCGGTTCTAATACACTGTTCACTTTAACAGGTGGTGGTAACTGGGATCTCGATGTAGTTGGTATTGCTCATTCAGAACAACCAACCGCCAATATCGTAATCGCTGTTGCTGCTGGTGGAACTGCTCTAGTTGAAGTCAAAAAGACTTCTACCCTAGCATAAGGAAACAATAATGAAACTGATTAGAGAAGAAATCGAATCCGTAGAAATTATCACCGAAGCTAATGCTGATGGCGTTAAGTCGCTATACATCTCTGGTCCATTTCTACAGGCTGAAGTTGTAAATCGCAACGGTCGTAAATATCCAGGTCATGTCATGGAGCGCGAAGTCGCCCGTTACATGAAAGAAGCTGTTTCCAAAGGTCGCGCTGTCGGCGAACTTGGTCATCCAGCTGGTCCACAAATTAATCTAGACCGAATCTCACATAAGATTGTTGACCTGCGTAAAGAAGGCAACAACTACATCGGTAAAGCAAAAATCCTAAACACTCCTGCTGGTCAAATTGCACGCGGTCTTATCGAAGACGGTGTTCAGTTGGGTGTATCTTCACGCGGTATGGGATCATTGAAGCCACGCAATGGCATCAACGAGGTTCAAGATGACTTCTATCTTGCAACTGCCGCAGATATTGTCCACGATCCTTCAGCTCCAGATGCTTTCGTAAACGGAATCATGGAAGGAGTAGAATGGGTCTGGGATAACGGACTTCTCAAAGCCCAACAGCT